GTTTTGATTCATTCAAGTTCTCCTTCTTCCGTTTGTTCGTCTTCGGCTGGTTGTTCTGCCGCTGCTTCCTTTTGTATTTGTATATCCATTATATTTATATCTTCTTCTGATTGACGGAGTATATTTTTTCTTATCCACTCACTAGAATAGTATTTACCGACATATTCATCCATTTGAGTCAATATATCTAGTCTTTCTTTAATAATTTCTGTTTCTTTCAACTCAGTGAAATATGAATCCTGATTAAATTTATATCGGATAGATGGAGAAATTAGATTCCAATCACTTTCTGACATTATTCCCTTAAGAACAAGTTGCGTTCTTAACAATTGCGAAAATATTTCACAGAATCTCATGCGAAGTTTTTCAATAAATTTAAAGAATTTAACTTCATCTCTAGTAATCTCAGCAGACCTGCCCATATTAAAACCAGTTTCTGGTTCCATTCGTGATACCGGAACGTTGAGAGAACGATAGAGTTTCTTGAGAAGATAATTAACATCATCCATTTCACCAAGATTTTGACCACCATCTAATGTAGTAATTTCTGTTCCTCTGCCTCCTTCTCTACGAGGCATCCAGAAGTCTTCTAGCATGTGTAGATGATTTCTATCATCTTTTACTTCACCCGTTGTTGAATCATAAGTGAGTTTGTTTCTATAGCGGTTCATAATATCACGAAGATATTGCTCTGCTTTGTTCTTTGGAAGATTACCAACATCAATATAAAATATTCTTCGTTCTGGTGCGCGAGATATACGATAAATCACCACTGCATCTTCTATTTGACGAAGCATGTTTAATGGCCGAACTGCTTTTTGGATATATCCAACCACTCTATTTTCTCTAGAATCAATTACTCCAGAATGAATGTAACAGATGGAATCTTTTGCAATTTTGATTCCTTGTGTTGGTGTTGGGAGTGTAGCATTTCTATCTGTGTTGGTATAAATGTAAAACTCATCTATACTTTTAACAAAAGGAATAGTAGTATTGCCAATTCTTCGTTGTTCTTTGTTTACTTTCTTTATTTTCTTTATTTTAGTTGGATTTATTGCACGAAGTTCTTTGATGCCCTTTTCTGGATGTTCAACATCCAGAATAATGTGGTAATATACTTTGCTGTCTATGTACCATCTTCTAAAAATATCATGACCTTTATTGTGAAATTCTAGCAATCTTAAAATACCGTCATATTCTTTATAGATTTTGTTTTTGATAACAGGTGACACTTCCACTTTAGCAAGGTCAAGTTTTATTGGTTTTCGGTCATCATTCATTATGATAGATTCATTAACAATATCTTCAATTGCCTGATCTACCTCTGGAAACATTGCTGCATTTCTGAACTGTGCAATAAGTTGATTTTCATTCTTAACTGCACCACTAAAATCAACTAGTGTTCCAAAAACACCACCTGTTTCTAATGTATATGTACCATCATAATTATCAGGAACCACGAAAGATTCTTGTTTTTTGGAATCTTTTGGCTCAACGGGTCGTTTTTTACCAATAGTAAATCCAAAAATATCAATAGGCATAATAAAACCCTCTCATTGAATGTTTATCACTATATGTATAAGAATTCAAATCAAAGGTTTTGATTATTTATCTGCTGTCGGAATCTCTAATTATTACCTCCGCCCGTGCCTTCTTCTAAGACCAACCAATCATAGGCTAAGGTTACTGCATATTCGTTGAGAGCATCAGCAGTATCAAAACTCAAATCAATTGCACCAATTTCCGTTGGCCAACAATTTACAAGTCTAATAGTTCTATCTGCAATTTCAAATCCCTGTGTGTCCAATTGTGTAACTGTCCACTCTTTAAACCATTTTTCATGTAAACCACTAAGCGTTTCGGCCTCCAATGCCGTATTTTCCTTGTGTTGATTTAAACCTGCATGCCACTCTTCAAACAATCGCCTCCAATTCTTACTGTTGCTAGACTCTCCATTAGTATTAGTATCTAATGCTGTAAAAGTCCATTCTGGATAAATGCGATCACCAGGAAGTTTTGCTACTCTACCCCGAAAAGGAACTTGAATAGTTCCCAATGTTTGAGCGGGCATTGATGCGGCTTTTACCAAAAGATTTGGCATATTTTCTCCACTATCTCCGCCAATTTCTCCGTTAACAACGAATCGGTTTGGGCGAGTACCTCCATCAAAACCCTTTTTAAAGGTCTGAATATCTTGTGCGTATTGTGTGGCCATTTCTATTTACTCCTTCTATTGATTATGTGTGATTCTTATTGTGTTAATCACCCCAAATCATCATCTGTGTTTTTATTTGTGAACGTTATTCGGATAAAGTTGATAGACTTCGTTGGTTTAATGAAAATGTCTGCATTAAATTGGTTCGCATCAACTAATGCACCTGGGTTATTAGATTCATCACAAACAACTCGGAAGTCATAAATTCCTCTTCCTGCCTGAATGTTTCTCAGGAAAGGAGTAACTGCATTTACAAACGATGCTCTGGTTTCTGCGTCATTCATTTCAAACAACTTACTTCGTGCTGCCGCACCTATTGTCTTCTTGAGATGAATAAAGAGTCGGGAAACGTTGATCCGACTGAGAGTACTTGATGAATCTTTACCAGTTTTATCACCAAACAGAACAGTTCCTTCTCCGGGGAAAGTAACAACAGGGTTGACTTTAGCATCATATAATGTATCTTGCTGGGCATCTGTTGGACTATGAATAAGACTCACAACGTCAAGAATTTGACCTCTTCTGAATCCGGCAGGGGACCACCAAGGATCTAGATCTCTATCCGTTCTTGCAATACATCCTGCGACATCTGCTGCACAAGAAGTAACAATGAAGTCATTGGAAGTACCTCGTACAATATCTAAATGACGTTTTGAACCGAAAACAGTAACATTGAATTCGTCCGCAGTACCTTCATTTGATTGGGTTGCAATAATAGCCTCTTCACCATTACCTCTGTCGGGAAGAACAGAAACACAATCTCCTCTGAAAGAAGCAATTGTTCCAACACTCGCTTGAATAGCACCGCTACTATCACCGGTTGCAGCAAACACCAAATCAAGTGGAATTGATTTATCTTTAAGAGTTGAATACCCATCACTTGTATGTTGTTCTGAACCCGTACCACCAACAATTAACACGCCACCATATTGGAGATAATTGTGTGCTGCCCACCATTCAGTTTTCCATCCACCAGTTGGCCCAAGTCGGTATCTAGAACCGGTGCCACCTTTAGTTGCTGAACTATGGTTACTGGTAAACCCACTAAATGTCTCATCCCAATATAATAAATCATGGGTATTACCACCAATAGGATCTTTTGCAGTTAATCGGTGCATCCAATCTGAAATACTTTCAATTTGCATGACACCAGATTTTCGTTCCGCAGTAAATCCTACTGCTAAAATCAAACCACCAGTAGTAGGCATACCACCTCTTACCCTAGAACCGGATTCAGTATTGGGGATGACATAACTTTGATCATCTATAACAACTTTGACGTTTGCTCTTGCCATCTTTTATATCTCCTCTGAGTATTATAGTATATTTTAATGCATATAAGCAGAATACTGTTCAGAGATATTTATAGTTTTTGCTATTTTGAGAAACAATTAAAAAGCAAACCATCGATCTTCACCATCCCACTCTCCATCTTCCTCATCTGTTCCATCTACAACAAAACCAAACGGAATCATACTTTCTTCCATTTTTTCAATTTCTTCTTTATATATTCCTGTTCGCACATCAGTTTCGGTGATTGACTTGAAATATTCCTGCCTTGTCAACCACGCAAAAAGAACTAAACACATTACCAAGTCATCTGTGTGACCATCATCTGCTTCAAAAGAATTACGTTTTGCAACAAAACTCACAAGTTCATTCACAATATCAACATCCTCTATGAGTATCTTATTTTCTTCAATAAGACTTTTTAACACAGAACACCCAAGTTTCTTGACTGGTCCCGTGGTCCGAACACCCAACTGAGATTGGGATTTGCCCGTAGCACCGAAACCACCACTCACAACTTGACCTGCTCTACCTTTATATACCGTCATCATGACATTTTCATATTCTAAGTCTTGATGTAGAATATCTGCAACTTGTCCACCGATGTCATTAATTTCAACCAAGATGTATGCATTATTGTAATTTTTAGCAACAGTTGATATAACAGTAGGATATACCATAGGAGATACTGTGTTGTTCCTATACTTTGCAACAATCTTATATGGTAACTCTGTGGTATCTACAACTAGAAATGCACTATAGTCTTTTCCTTGTCCTCGCGCAGTATCGACAGTTATGTAATAATGTCTATCTTCTTTAGGTTTTTCGTATATCCACAATCCGTCTGCATTTTTTTCTTTTGGTTCAATCCAATTCAAAATTTTAAGTTTAGAAGAAGTAATTAAAGTATTTTGGCTACCAAGGAATGAACATTCCATTTCTTGATCAAATTGCTGTTGAGAAGTATTTTTAATGATTTCTTCTTTCCATTTTTCATTTCTACCGGGAACTTGACTCCAATGAACTTCAAACGGAACATAATCATTCTTCCCTGCTTCTCCAAGTTTCTTGGTTGCTCCCTGCCAATAATAATAAAACATGTTTAACCCATTTGGTGTTGAAATCATAATCACTTTAGTATCGCTACCTGATGTGATGGTAGGATATACAGAATTGAAGAATTCATCAGCAATGGTACTAGAAACATGGGCAAATTCATCAAGTAAAATTACATTGTATGACCCACCACGAATTGCGGATGCTGAAGTAGAAGATGCAAGAATCTTAGAACCATTTTCTAATTCAATGCTTCCTTTGTTCCATGCAATAATACCTTGTTGAAGCCAAAGGGGAAGGTATTCATATGCAAGTTGAAGTCTACCTAAAATATCTCTTGACACAGCCTGTTTGTTTGCAAGAACAGCAATACTCATACTCTGATTGAATAAAACGTAGTGAAGAAGATAAGAAATCATGGTCGTTGATTTCCCGGTCTGCCGTGGCAACTTACCAATAAAGAAACGATTATTATGAATGATATTCACCATTTCTTCTTGAAAATCATATAAATCAAACGGTATAAGTCCTTCATCCAAAGAAACAATCTTCACATAATTTCGTATAAAATAAACAGGATCTTGAGAACATTTAATGTATTCTTTAACCTGTTCTTTTGTATATTCTACTTCAACCCCAGTTGGCTTGAGGTTGGGGTTTCCCATATACCCTTCTTGTTTAATCGTCATTGTCTATTACCTCACCATCAATCACTACATCATGAACACCCTCTAATTTTTTCTTATTGGTGCTGCGTTCTGTATTGATAAGGTTTTGCAATTCCTTAGTAGAGCCAATATAAAGAGAATTATTAGTAGTGTTATGAATGTTGACTTCTTCTTTGTTGATTACCTTCATTTTTTGATGTAAATCAATAAGATCTTTGTTTGCTTCGGAAACCGTCTTAATCATTTGAGCAGCGACTTCATATGCACGGGGGGAATCCCCTTCAGTCGCAACTTTAAGAATACCTTCAATTGCATCTTCGCCTGTAGAAATAAGTTCTTTCATGTTTTCTCGGACCAACCAATAGTCTTTTTTACTATCGCTGGCATCCACTTCAACCCGAATGACTTTTCTTTTGACTTCTATTTCCTTTACTTTTTTTTCAAATTCAACGTCTAATGCTTCTGATAATTTTTCATTAACACTTTTTTTGTTACTCATAATAATACTCACCATAAATTTGACCACTTGCGGTATATCCATCACCAGTGAATCCACCTGTTATACCAATACGAAGATCCTGTGCATCACCTACCAATCCATCAAACGCAGTATCAAATCCATGAATATCAATTTCAGATTGAAGAATTATACGATTAGTTTTCTCTGGTCCATACACATATGTCTTTGCAGTAAACTCAAAAGTAGTTGTGATGTTTCTTCTTGTATCAAAAGTGCCTTCATATTCTTCAATCATATTAACCGAATTTAACACAATAGGAACATCTACTTTTGTATTTACATCGTTTATTTTGAATGTGACTATAAATTCAGGACTAAAATAAGGAAGGATTTGTTCAACAATCTGAAGATTATCATCTTGATTTCTAGTAAATGAATATAAACCGAAGGAAATATTATAAGGAACTTCGGCATAGTTCCATTTTTCTACCAACCCATCAGTAGAAGACGCATTTGTTGTTCTAAGTTTATTTGATCTTCTAATAGGATCATATACAAATCCTGTAATATCAAAACCCAATCTCGGAAGAGTTATTTGCGTATGGGTATTATCTGAAATACTACTATCTTCGGAAATCCTGCGAATGAACTTTTCTTTTGGACCATAAGACAAAGGTACTCGGATGGTTTCCTTGGTCGTACCATCTGAATTTTTACGAACAATTCTGATATCATTAAAAATAGAACCAAATCCAATTACAGTTTTTCTAATAGATTCGTTGTAAAATTGTGTAAACATCAGAAGTTGCCCTCACTGAAAGGATCCGTATCTGTGAAGTCAAAGATATCATCTTGATCTCTAAACAATTCAATATATTCATTATCACCTGCTGGTTTATCATCTTGGGGTTCTTGCGGAATAATAAGAGTTGTTGTTGTGCTGCTATTAATTTCATATTCTGCACCCGAAACAGCACCTCTTAAAGTTTGACCAGTTGATGTTAATATGGTCCCGACAATATTTGTAAGGGTAAGTTTCGTATCAGATGAACTCCAATCTGTTGCGGTTGCTGTCGCAGTTGCATTTGCCAGCAATGCAGTATCTCCAGTAACACCAGAAACCTGAAACACCGATTCGCCCTCAAAGAAATTAGTTGCAGCAACACCACTGATCCGTGTACCAAGATCAAACTCAATGGCAAATTTCTTAATTTCACTTTCAACAGTATCAATATCGCTATACCCTGTGTCAATTTCTTCTTGACTATAGGTGAACACTTCACATGATAATCTATATGTAAACAACTTACCTAATTGATAAAATGGATTTTCATGTTCTACAAAATTAATTTCAAAAAGGGTTTTACTCAACGGAAAATATATTAAATCACCTTCTTTTGGTCTAGTAATACTTTCATAAATACCAACCGTTTCTTCAAACCTTTTTCGTGAAACAATAAGATCCATTCTATCTTTGATCTCAATCCCAAACTTAGACAGAATATCACCCTCACCTTCAAACCCATCAACACTTGCAATATACATTTCTAATTGGTATCCATCATCAAATTTAGAGATTGTATCTTCACCAAACAATTCATCTTTATTAACTAGAGTTCGGGGAACATAAACCATGTCTCTGCCCATTGATTTAATAATTTCAATGGAGAGATCTTCAACGGCATTTTGTTCGCCTGAGTAATCTTTAAAGTGCGGATTTCTTGCCATTAAATTAACCTACATTAAAATCAATTGGGAGTTCATATGTATTTTTCAATTCTTCTTCTAGTCTCTGAATTTCTTCATTTGCCTCGTTATATATTTCCCCACCCCGAAGAGAAACACCACCCGGCAATTGAATACCTTCAAATTTAGACATATTCTGTCCCCATTGGCGTTTGATGAGAACAGTTGTATATTTTTTCAACCAAACATCATCAAATATTTGAGAGAACGTAACAGAA